ATCTAATCCTAAAGAGCAAACAGTGGAGGCTCACGGACTTGTCGACGGTCAGCCTACTGGACGACATTTTGCCCTTATTGTTTATGATGATGTTGTAGTTCAGGAATCTGTTTCAACTCCAGAGCAAATTAAGAAGACTACAACTCAGTGGGAGTTGTCTCTTAACTTAGGTTCAACTCATGATCCTCGTTACCAATATGCCGGAACAAGGTATTCTTATGGTGACACGTATGGTACAATACTTCAAAGGGCGGCAGTAAAGCCTAGAGTACATCCAGCTACTTACAATGGTCAGATGGATGGAGAGCCAGTATTCCTTCAACCACAGCGTTGGGAAGAAATAAAAAAGACTACCTCAACTTATACGGTAGCTTGCCAGCAGTTGTTAAATCCAATAGCTGGTAGTGATGTTTCATTTAAGGATGAGTGGTGGGCTGAGTGGGAAGTAAGGCCATACATCATGAATGTTTACATTATGGTTGATCCAGCACACTCTAAGAAAAAAGAATCTAATCGAACAGCAATGGCAGTTGTAGGTGTTGATGGGAACTTTAATAAGTATCTGCTCGATGGTTGTTGTCATAGGATGACTCTTTCTGAAAAATGGGTTTATCTAAAAAGATTAAGAACGAAGTGGAAGAGAGCGCCCGGTATAAGAGAAGTGAAGGTGGGCTATGAAAGGTACGGCGCACAATCTGATATAGAACATTTTAAAGCTATGATGTCTATGGATGGAAGTAGCTTTCCTGTTTATGAATTAAATTGGGTTGGCGGTGGTGGAGCGCAATCCAAAAAAGATAGGATACAAAGATTAGAACCTGATCTTAAGGATGGTTCATTCTTTTTCCCATACCCTACTGATGAGAAATATTTAACCTCTAATCAGTTAGACTTTAAAGATAGGAACCAAGCGTTTCTTATTTCTAAAAAAATAATATGTATAGATGAAAATAGAAAAACATATGATCTTTCAAAGTGGGTGAAGGATAATGAATATAGTTTATTCCCGACAATTCATCCTGACTTTCTAGATGCATTATCGAGAATATATGATATGGACCCTATACCTCCGCGCCCAAAAAGAAATAGATCATTAGAACCTGAACGAGAGGCAGTTTATTAATGGCTAGACGAATACGCAGAATAGGAAGAAGAGATTATTCTCCTCGTCGTGTTGCCTATAGAATGATAGATGGTCGAAAGTTTTACGAACCACAGCCTCGTGCTTTTCCCTATGGACCGCTGCCTTATGTCCAAAACTATTACTGGACTGCTGGCTACACAGTGGATGATTAACTATGGCTACGACTTTAACTCTTAGAGAAGTAAAAGGTTCTCCGCTCACATTTGGTGAGATGGATTCAAACCTTACTAGTCTAGATGATAATAAACAAGAAGTTATACAGAATCTTACTACTAACTCTACAATAGATGAAGACACTGATAAATTTTCTTTTTATGATGATTCAACAGGAACTACAAGATCAATTCTACCTAAAAATGTAGAAACTTTTGCACAAAGAACTGTAGTGATAAAATGTGTTGCTGACGGAATTGCTCCCTTTACTGGAGATGGGATAACCCATTTTGTTGTACCTTCTACGCTTAATGGTAAGAATTTATATACTGCACAGGCTCATGTGTATACAGTAGGAAGTGGCGGAAGTATTACAAATGTTCAAATACATAATATAACTACAGGTTATGATATGTTGTCTACTCCTATTACTATTGATCTTAGTGAAAAAGACTCAAGCACTGCGGCAACCCCCCCTGTAGTTGGTGGTAATAATGGAGTATCTACTGCTGATGTTATTAGAATAGACGTAGATGCAGTAGCGACTAGTACATTAGGTCTTGAGATAAGAATGGTGTTTACGTCAGCATGAAGAAACTTATATTCTCTTTCTTACTTCTTTTCTCTTTGGCAGCATTTGCTGGGCCACCTGAAGATGCAAAGAAGTTTATGATTCCATTTCCGGTAATATGTACTCCCGGTATGTCCTCGATGATGTCTAGTTTAACTACAGACTACGCAGTACACATTGCTATGACCTTTGAGGAAACTCCCATTACGGGTATAATTATTATGCATAATCCTAATACACAAACTGCTGCTGTCTTACACATTAGCGAAGCGAAAGTATGTTTGGTGTTTTCTGGGTTAAATGCACAAACTTTCGTAAGACCTGAAGGGATGGCCCCCCCTAAAGAACAAGTACAACAGGATTTTAAGGAGTCATGATGAGCGAGGTTAGCGATCTAGAAATTGGGAAACTGATACAGAAGGTCGATAGCCTTGAGACTATGGTAAGGGAGCAGAACGACAGGCTGGATAAGTTAGATCAGCAGTTGGAACGCACTCGTGGAATTGGAATCGGCGTTGTACTTGCCACCGTGGGATTGTCAGGAATAGGAGGAAGTCTATTCACTAGGTGGTTAAGTGGTAGCGGATGATATTGTTGCATTAAGCGACAAGACAAATGTGGGGATGCCTGTAAGGAACCTCATTGGTCTGATAGGCGCAGTATGCGTAGGAGCGTGGGGTTACTTTGGAGTATTAGAGCGTCTGAATAAGGTCGAGACAAACTATATCCTCATGCAATCAGCAGTTAAAAAGAACAGCACCTTCAGTGAGCTTTGGCCTAGGGGGGAACTTTGGCGCACTCCCAGATGATGCAGAACAGTACATGTTGATAGAACATCTTTCGAGGGAATTCACGAAGTTACAGGCAATGATAGAAGGGGGCGAGGCTCCATTTGATAGGCAACAGGCACTTACTCTTGACTTCTACCGACAGAGAATAGAGGCGCTAGAACAGAAGGTAGAGATACTAAAGGATAAGGTTGCCCAAATTAAATCACAGAATGGAGCGCACTAATAGTGAGTTCACTAAATGAGTGGCTCACTTTTGGAGAAGGTACTGTAGATAAAAAGACCTGTAATAAAATAAAGAAATTGGCTAGTAAGAAGTGGAAGACATCATCTGTAAATACTAAAAAAGAAATTGCTGATGAAGAAAGAAAACCAGTTAAGAAGGATGATTATAAACCCGATCCTAAAATCAGAATAAGTGATATTGCTTGGTGTAATGACCAATGGTTGTATGATGTAATTTGGCCGATTATGGAACGAGCTAATGAAGAAGCTGGTTGGCGATATGAAATTAAAGCGGCTGAGTCTTGTCAGATAACACGTTATAAGAAAGGTGGTTTTTATAGTTTTCATAGAGATGGTTGTGCAGATCATTTATCTGCTTATAACAATCCACAAAATTCTTTTCTTCATGGACACGTTAGAAAGTTGAGTATGTCTGTAATGTTGAATGATAATTTTGATGGTGGTGCATTTGAGTTTGCTTCTTATTCTAAAGGGGATTGTGTTATTACACCTATCGAAGCATTATCTGGCTCTGTTATTTTTTTTCCTTCTAGTGTGGAACACAGAGTATCACCAGTAACAAAGGGTACAAGGTACTCTCTGGTAACTTGGTTTGTTGGCCCACCTTTTGTTTGATATTGATTACTACGGAGCGCACTAATGGAAGTCATGTTCGTACTGCTGTTATATATAAACGATAACCTGAAAGAATATATGGGTCACTGGGAGAATCCAGCCACTGGTCAGTGGGTTGAAATGGGGATGTCAGGATGTCTGAGTATGAAACGTACACTGAAAAGAAATGGCTGGAAAGATACGGAATCGGGGAAGACTCGCTTTACTTGCGAGAAACGTACTGTAGAATTAAAAACAAATCGGGAAGGAAACATTGTGGTTGCAAAAGTATTATGAATCATTTATACGATATAGAGATGACATGGTGGAATCATGCGAAGTTTGCGTGGAAAATGTCTTTGAGATTGTTTCTTTTGTCATTGACTGCTTTAGTTCATGGACTGTTACCTTTTACGTTTACGTCAACAACGTCTAACGGAATTAAGAAATTACATGAAGAGTTATGACAATAACAGAATCAGCTCAGAAAAAAGTAGACCAGACTTTGAATGGAGAAGGTTTCTTAGGCGTTTATTTAGAAGGTGGCGGATGTTCTGGTTATCAGATAAAGCTATCTCCATCCACCGACCTACCATCAGACGCGCAGATGTTGTCCTCGACAATATTCTCTGATGCTACTTCTTTGGAATTATTGGGTGATGCTACGATGGATTGGATAGACGATCCGTTTAGACCAACATTTCATTTCACGCCACCCACAGGAGCAACTTCTTGTGGTTGTGGTAATAGTTTTACAATCTAGGAGATAACATGGACAAATGGAAAGAGTTAAGCGCTGGAAAGAAAAGATTTTACGTGGCTTTGGGTATCATAATAGCAGTGGCTATAGTAGGGTGGGCTACTGGCTGGTGGTCATCGCCGGATGTGCCTGTACAGTAGGATGCACAACACTCAAGAAAATGTCGATAGTGAGTCTGTCAGCAGGGGGGGGTGCGCTTGTAGGGGGTCTTGCCTCGAACGGGATTCTTGCCCCTGTAACGGGCGCTGTAG